GCTTTAGGTTACGCTATCGCAACTACAGGCAAGGCTACTAGGGCAGATGTTGCTAAAGGGGCTGTAGATGCCATACAAAAGGCAGAGAAGCAGTCTAAAGACGATAAATAGGAAACTACCCGTATCTAATTTTTTAGGGCTTCTACGGGTTTTCTAAGGCTGTTTTTGGCTAGATTATTTGTTGGCGTTTCAGTTTTTTGCGTTGTTCAGGGGTAGTTCCACCCCAAATCCCGTATTCTTCAAACATTCCTGCTTTCAAACATTTTGCGATAACAGGGCATCGGAAACAGATTTCTCTAGCAGTTTTTACAGCCATTTCACGCATCAGAACTGAACCTGAAAAGTCTTCAGGATAAAAAATGTCTGGCACTTGTTCGCATTCAACATTGCCGATATCCATTATCGCTTCGTTTAGATCAGTAACTATTCTTTCGTGCTTTACTTTGTCGGTGGTCATAACTAGAGTGTAGGGTATGACTAATCAAAAAATAGAACAAATCCTAAGAAAAGCTTTACATCTTGGAGATTTCGCAAACAACAGCCCTGAATGGCACGCCTTACGCGATCAGCCTGGCACTATTTCGGGTTCAGAGATAGGCGCAATTCTTGGCTTATCTCCTTTCACTTCTGCAATGACTTTATGGGCAGAGAAAACTAACCGCTTACCTAAAGATTTTGTTGGCAATACTGCAATGCGTTTAGGGCAACTTGTTGAACCTGCTATCCGTAGTTTGTATCAGGAACAACACCCTGAAGATGTTGTTGAAGAAGTTGGCACTTATGCTTCTGGTGATGCTTCTTGGATGCACGCTAACCCTGACGGAATTTGTTTAGATCCTGAAGGTAACGGCTACATTTTAGAAATCAAACATACTGCAACTTATTGGGATGCTGTCCCTGAACACTATAAGGCGCAAGTTTTTTGGTATATGAATGTTTTTAAATTGAAGCGTGCAGTTTTTGCTGTAGTCAATGCAGGCAGATACAAAGAATACGAAGTTTTGTGGGATGACTTTGAATGGGAAGCGATATTGCAACAAGTAAAAAAGTTTCGTGAATGCTTGTTAAAAGATACTGCCCCTGAGTGGGATGGTTCAGAATCAACTTTTGAAACAATACGGGCTTTATCCCCTGATGTTGAATTGCGTGATGAAGAATTAGGGCAGTTAGGTATAGAACTGTTTAACGCTAACCTGCTGTTTGAAGAAGCTGAAACTAAACTGCGGGAACTAAAATCTAGAACTATTGCTGCTTTGAATGGTGCTAAGAATGGCACGATAGATGGGCAAATAGTTTGCACTTTGAATCAACGGGCAGGCGGAAGCCCGTATCTAACAATAAAGAAAGCAGGTAAGAAATGAGTGAAGTGAAGGGACAAAAAATAAAGTTAGGGGATTTAGTGCGAATCAGCATTAAAAAACCTGAACAAGTTATCCCTACAACAGTTCAAGGCGAAGTAACAGGTATTCGGTTTTGGCGTGTAGATGAAATTGCTATTGAATTTGATGGTATTTCTGGTGAATGGTTTTATTTAGATGCAACAGTAGAACTGGAGATCGTGTAATGGCTTACTTTGACTTAACGCAATATCAGACAGTCCAAGAAAGAATAGACCTATTTTGGGAAGCATACCCGAATGGTAGGTTGCATCTTGAATTGGTTAGTTTGACTGAAAATCAAGTTGTTTTTAAGGCTGAAGTGTTTTTGAATCGGGATGATGTTTTCCCTGCGGCAGTAGATTTTGCTGAAGAACGCTTAGGGTCTTCACCAGTCAATAAAACAAGTTTCGTTGAAAATTGTGCTACTTCCGCTTATGGGCGTGCTATTTCTGCGCTTGGGGGCAAGTTCAGTCCTAAAGGTAAAAGACCTTCGCAAACTGAGATGCAGAAAGTTGAACGCCTAACTGAAACACCAAACAAAAACTATTTAGCGGCTTTAGAAAACATTAGTGATCTGGAAGGCTTACGAAGCCTATACAACGAAGCAAAACAAAATAAAGCATCGGGTAGTATTCTTGAAGCAATAAAGGTGAAGGCGGATGGAATCTCTAAAGCAAATACAGGCAATAAACCTGTTGAAAGCTAGTATCACGGAACTTCAGGAACTTGCTGTTGATTCCCCTGATCCGCTTTATCGGGCTAAAATCCTGCTTGCTATAGCAGAAAAACAGGTTCGGCTTGATGCACTACAAAAAACCCCTAAAATCTAGGGGTTTTCTGTTATCAAACTGTTATCAAAACACCTGTCTAGATCTATCTTTTTTTCACGCTTTTTGGTAGTCTAGGTGTATCAAGAAAACTTGATAAACGACAAAAACGAAGGACAAAAAATGACTAAGCAAGAATTAACAAGAAACATAGAAGCACTAGTTCAAGAACTTGCCAAGCCCTGGTTGTTCCAAATGGAACGAGCAAGATTTACAGCAGAACTAAATAGGCTTAGGACTGAACTTGCCGCACTAGAAGAAAAGGCAGGTGAGTAATGGGCATCAAACAGAAATGCTATGAATTAGCCAAAAAACTAGGCGCAACAATTACTGATAATGGTGAATGGGTTGGGGTTGAAGCACCTGCAGGCTATTTAGCTTGGGATGATATCCACGAAGCGATTATTCAATACAACCCAGTAATCAAACATTTAAATCGTAATCAGTTTTGGGCTGAAGTTTATAGTGATCTAAAAACAATGCAAAAAGATGGTTTTGCAAAATGCCAAACTTTAGACTGCGAGTGGTGTGAAGATAAATAGATGGTTGAAGCTAGAATCCTTGTTGGTGATAACCGACAAACTTTACTGACCTTAGCGGATCAGTCAATTCAAACAGTAATAACTTCCCCACCTTACTGGGGGTTGCGTGATTATGGACAAGAAATGCAAATCGGTTTGGAAACAACACCTGCAGAATTTGTTGAACAACTTTGCTTAGTGTTTGATGAAGTTTGGCGTGTCCTAAAAGATGATGGAACGCTTTGGCTAAATCTTGGTGATACTTACGCTGCTTTTCGTGATAGCAAATCTTCCCCAGATTCTTTGCGTGAAGGTGAAGGCACTAGAGTTGCTACCGCCAATAATCGCAACCCAGAATACTTGCGTAAAGCAGGACTAAAACATAAAGATCTTGTTGGTATCCCCTGGCGCGTTGCTTTTGCTTTGCAAGAACGGGGCTGGTATTTAAGGCAAGACATTATTTGGGCTAAACCTAACCCGATGCCCGAAAGTGTAACTGATAGATGCACCAAATCTCACGAATACTTGTTCCTGCTTACAAAATCTTCTAAATATTTGTTTAATAATGAAGCTATTGCTGAACCTTTAACTGAAAGTTCTATTGCAAGGCTAAGTCAAAATGTAGAAGGTCAGGAAGGTTCTGATCGTGCTAATGGCGGTATGAAATCTAATGGAAAGATGAAGGCAGTTGCTAAAGGAATCAGGTTTGGCGGAAATAAGTATGGAGATTCAACTGATCCAAAACACGCCACTAAGTCAGGAAACATTTGGAAAGGTTCTTTAACAAGAAATAAGCGTGATGTTTGGTTCATAGGAACATCTAGATATAAAGAAGCGCATTTTGCAACTTATCCGCCTGCGCTTGTTGAACCTTGCGTCTTAGCTGGTAGTAAGCCTGGAGATTGGGTTTTAGATCCATTTAGCGGTTCAGGAACTACAGGAGAAGTTGCAATGCAACATGGAAGAAATTATATTGGATTAGAACTAAATGCAGATTATGCACTTTTAAGTGAAAAAAGGCTTTTAGATTCTTGCGGTCTTTTTGGTGAAGTCAAAATAATAGAAAAATAGGACAAAATGAAACGCTATAAATACGAAGATTACGAAGTTATTTGGCAATACAGTCAAGCATCGGGGAACGATTTACTGTTGCTGCTTGCTTTAGTCAAGTTCAGGCAGGCTAAAGGAATGTATGCGACAAAAGAAACGCTTGCTGTCGTTATGCGATGCAATGTAGATACTGTTGATCGTAGCCTGAAACGCTTGAAAGCGTTAAATGAGTTGGCTTGGGATAAGGGCAATAATTATGGGAAGAAAGCTAACCGCTATTTTATTTTGCTACCTGGTTTAGATTTTGACCCAAATAATACCCCCGCAATTTCAACCGCAGTTTCAACCGCAGATTCAAGTTCTATACCCCCGCAAACTCACCCTTTATACCCCCGCAAATTCACCCCCCTAAACAGTAAAGAAACAGAATTAAAACTTAAGGAAGAAATAACTGTTTTTGATGCTTCTATGTTGAGTGTTTTGCATAGGGTTTCTATTCAGGTTTCTGGGTTGTCTCCTTTGCAGGTTTTGGATTTGCTGAATACTTTTGCTTCTAGTCATTCTTGTAGATCTGCTTATACCGAGAAGGTTAGGCTTGAACGCTGGTGGCTGTATTTGGATAAGTTTGCTGCTTCGCAGACTAATAGGGAAATAGATAACTGATGTTTGAACCTGATTTTGAAGAGCTTGTTGTTGCTAGTTTGTTGGCTAATCAGGGTTTGGGTATGAATGAACTTGTTTTGTCTGCCGATGATTTTGATTCACCTTGGTTTAGGGATGCTTTTAGGGTGATGTTGAAGCTTTGGCAGGATAAACATTTTTTTGATGTTTTTACTGTTACTGCTGAACTTGCGGATCAGGGTGTTCGGCAAAGGGTTTTTGAAAGCCTAAATTTTAGTTTTTATCCTGCTAACTTGCATTTTTATGCTTCTAAGGTGCTTGAGAAGAGTGTTGAAAGACAGTTAAATTTGTTGGCTTTTGAGTTGCAGGCTGGTGGGGATGTTCAACAGAAGATAGATGATGTCCGTAAAAAGTTGGATCAGTTGCGGCTTGTTGAGATGCAGGATTTACCTGATTTGGCTTGGGATTTACAGCAGATGCTAAATCAAATACTTAATCCTGCTAAGACTTTGGAAACTTGTTTTAAAGGTTTGAATAGGTTTATTGTTGGGTTGAAGCAGTCTGGTTTGTATGTTATTGGTGCTAGACCTGGTGTGGGTAAGACTGTTGTTGGGATGCAGTTGGCGTGGGAGATGTCTAGGCAAGAAGATGTTTTGTTCTTTAGCCTGGAGATGGATAAGGCTAGTTTGTTGAATCGTGTTGTTGCAGGTGAGTTGAATATTCCGTTGGAGAGTATTGAACGGGGTAATTTGTTGCCTGAATGGAAGAATAAGATTTTGGGGTTGATTCAGAGTGTTGATAATCGCCTTATTGTTTCGGATCGTGGCGGGCAGACTATTAGTCAGATTCGTGGTTATTTGAATAGTGTTTTGCAGCGTAAGCCCGTAAAAGCGGTGTTTGTTGATTATTTGCAGTTAATTCAGGCTGCTAACCCTAAAGCCCCTAAATATGAACAGATTAGTCAGATTTCTATGGATTTAAAGAATTTGGCTAAGGAGTTTGGTATTCCTGTTGTTGCTTTAGCGCAGTTGAATCGTAGGGTTGATCAGGGTAAGCCTGATGATAGACCTAATGCTTCGGATTTGCGTGATTCTGGGCAGATAGAGCAGGATGCGGATGTGATTATTATGTTGTCTAGGAAGCAGTCGCAGGATGATGTTGCTGAAGATTTGAAGATAGCTTCTGGGCAAAGTCAAAAGGTTTTTGCTTTTGGGCAGAAGTCTTTGATAACTTTAGATATTGTGAAGAATAGGCACGGGGCTACGGGTTGGTTTGAAGCAAGGTTTGATGGCGAGTTTGCTAGGGTTCGGGAATTTGAAGGATAATCAGGTTCAATGCCGCAGATGCGGTTTTGTTTGGAGTGTGAATGCGGAGAAGCGGGGTAGGAAGGATTTGTTGTGTATTAGTTGTAGGGTAAAGCCTGCTACTACTATTCAATACGGGAAGTTGCGTTGCACACCTTTTCAGGGTAGGTTAGATGAAGAGTTGAACCCTATAGATGATGATGGGGTAACGATTTTTCTGAAACAAAAAAGCCCCACCCCCGTAATAACTAGGGGCAGGGTTGAATGCCTTATAGATGTAGGCTTGCAGGCTTGTTAGATGGGTTTATTTCCACGCCTTGAGTTGCAGGAGAT